ATAATTGGGGAAGGTAAAAATGTGCCTTCCCTTTATGAGTGATTCAACCTTTACTATTACTATGACTGAAAACACAAATCATCTCTGGAAATACAACGAAGATAAAATTCTCAAGGATGTTGAAGATTATGTGACTAGCACTTATCACGGACACTACTGTGGCGATGAAGAAGATTATGCTGATATTCAAACTATTGATCTGATGGCAGCAAAGAAACTGGCAGCAGGTTTTTGTCAAGCAAACATCCTAAAGTATGGTTCTCGTTATGGGGACAAGGATGGGCGTAATAAGCGTGATTTGATGAAAGTCATTCATTATGCTATGCTACTGCTTCACTTTGACAAACATTATTCCCGTCAGAATAATGGTCTCTCTGAATTCCGTTGATTATGAAACTCCAAACTAAAACTATGAAACTCTCTGATAATACTCTCGCTCTTCTCAAGAACTTTGCTGGTATTAACAACTCAATTCTTGTGAAGAAAGGAACTCGCCTTCGTACAATTTCTGTTGCTAAGAATATTCTTGCCGAAGCAGATATTACGGAAGAGTTTCCTCGTGACTTTGCAATTTATGATCTCAACCAGTTTCTGAATGGTCTGAGTCTGCACCAGGATCCTGATCTTGACTTTGTTGAGGAATCATATCTCAGCATCAAAGAAGGTAAGCGACGTGTAAAGTATTTTTATGCGGACCCCAATGTGATTATTTCTCCACCAGAGAAGGATATTCAACTTCCTTCTGAGGACGTATGTTTTCAATTGGACAGCGTGACTTTGGAGAAACTGCTCAAGGCAGCAGCAGTATATCAACTTCCAGACCTTTCTGCCGTTGGTGAGGCAGGTGTAGTCAAACTGGTGGTTCGTGATAAAAAGAACGATACCTCTAATGAATACTCGATTGTGGTTGGTGAGACTGATGAAGTATTCACTTTCAACTTTAAAGTAGAAAACATCAAGATTATCCCTGGTGCCTATGACGTTGTGGTGTCTTCTAAACTTTTGTCTCAATTCACCAACAGCAAGTACAACTTGAAGTATTATATTGCTCTGGAACCTGATTCAACTTTTGGATGATGGAATTTCTACTTTATCTTTCTCCTCAAGCAAAAGACATTCTCAATCAAATTTATCAAGCAAAATATTCAGTTAGAGAAAATGTTGATTATTGTAGGAGAAACAAAGATATTTTTGGATATGCAGATTTTGGACAAAAGTTTGTAATTTGCACTAAAAATATCAAAAACAGTGGATTTGATCCAAACCACTATATCAATGAAACTGTTTACCATGAAGCTACCCATGTTGCTCATCTTTGCAACGGTTATAAACCATTTGGTATCTCTAAAAAAGAGATGGTTCTTCCAGAATTTAAATATCAAGATATTAAGAATTCAGTTAAAACATCTAGTGCTTCTGTTCAAATTGAACACGAAGCTTATTGGATGGAAGATAAACCAGAAAAAGTAAAATACGTTATTCAAAAGTATTGCCTCTGATGAATATTTTCGTTACTTCTCCTTGGCCTGCTGAGAGTGCTATCTGTCTTCCCGACAAGCATATTGTCAAGATGCCTTTAGAGTGCTGTCAAATGCTCTCTATTGTTGCTTCTGAAAAATGGGGTCACGGTTATGGTCCTCTGTACAAGACTGATAACACTCCTTATAAAACTGAAAAGGGTGCGTTTCGCAACCATCCTTGTACCAAATGGGCGATGGAAAGTATCCATAATGCTTATTGGTTGATTAAGCATGGTATGAATCTTTCTGATGAATATCATCTTCGATATGGTAAACATCATTCATGTTATAATACTTTATTGCAAGCATATTATTTGTTTCCTAAGGGAAAGATTACCAAGGTAACACCATTCGCACGGGCAATGCCTGACGAATATAAACTTGATAATAATATTGATACATTTACTGCATACAAGATGTACATTGCATCCAAACCTTGGGTTGCATCTAACTATCTTCGTATGCCTGAACGAAAACCTGAGTGGGTCTAAATTATGAGTAGTGATTTTATCTGGGTTGAAAAATATCGCCCAAAGACAATTGAAGATTGTATCCTTCCTGAAAGCACCAAGAAGACATTTCAGGACTTTCTAAATACTGGTGAAATTCCAAATATGCTTCTTGCTGGTCCTCCTGGCATTGGAAAGACCACAGTTGCTAAAGCACTTTGTAACGAATTGGGAGTTGATGTTTATGTCATCAATGGATCCGACGAAGGTAGATTCCTTGATACTGTCCGAAACAATGCGAAAAACTTCGCTTCGACCGTCTCACTTACATCAACTGCTAAACACAAAGTCATCATTATTGATGAGGCAGATAATACTGGGAACGACGTACAACTCCTCCTACGGGCGTTTATTGAGGAGTTTGCTGGCAACTGCCGCTTCATCTTCACCTGCAATTATAAGAACAAAATTCTCGAACCCCTTCATTCTCGATGTGCCGTCATTGAGTTTGGAATTAAGGGCAAAGACAAAGCAAAACTTGCTGGAACGTTCTTCCGAAGACTTCAACAAATCTTGGATACGGAAGGTGTGGAGTATGATGAGAAAGTTCTTGCAGAAATCATCAACAAACATTTTCCCGACTGGCGACGAGTCCTTAACGAATGCCAGAGGTATTCGGTTGGAGGAAAAATCGATTCTGGCATTCTTGCATCTTTCTCAGACATCTCTGTAAATGAACTGGTTAAAAATCTCAAAGATAAAAACTTTACTGAAGTCCGAAAGTGGGTGGTCGGGAACTTGGATAATGACGCTTCTCATCTTCTTCGCAGGGTTTATGACACCGCTTATGATTGCCTTTCACCCGCGACTATCCCCGCTGCCGTTCTTATTATTGCTAAGTATCAATACCAATGTGCGTTCGTGGCTGACCAAGAAATAAATCTTCTTGCTGCTCTTACTGAAATTATGGTGGAGTGTGAATTTAAATGAACCTTTATAAAATTGATTATAAGACTCTAAAAGAAGAACCAGTCAAAACTACTCCTGAGAATGTGAAAGAGGCAAATGAAGCATTATTTCGTGCAAAGATGACTCTTCCCGCTGCTGCTAAGCATTGTGGTATGACACATAAAGAAATGAAAATGACCTTTCTTGAGTATTTGAAGTACAACCAACCTGATTATGAAGTCTCTTAAAACACCACTTAGATATCCTGGTGGCAAGTCCCGTGCTTGCGTCAAGATGGATGCTTACTTTCCAGACCTCCGTAATTATGATGAGTTCCGTGAACCATTTCTTGGTGGTGGAAGTGTTGCGATTTATATCACGAAGAAATATCCCAACCTAGATATTTGGGTAAATGATTTGTACGAACCTCTTGTAAACTTCTGGCAGCAACTCCAAATGTTTGGAAATGATCTGAAGAATGAACTGGTTGATTGTAAACTTGCTTACAATACCCCAGATCTAGCAAAAGAATTGTTTCTAAAGTCAAAGGAGCACATCAATGACCAAAATGTGTCAAATCTTGATCGTGCTGTGGCTTTCTATATTGTCAATAAGTGCAGTTTCAGTGGTCTCACAGAGAGTTCATCATTTTCAGCACAAGCTTCCAATGCAAATTTCAGTTTGCGAGGGATTCAAAAACTGCCTGCGTATTCTGCGATAATTGCAAACTGGCGTATAACTAATTACTCGTATGATTATCTGATGGATGGAAACAAAGGTGCTTTTATGTATCTCGATCCTCCTTATGATATTAAGGATAATCTCTATGGGCGTAAGGGATCAATGCACAAAGGATTTGATCACGATAAGTTTGCTGCTGATTGTGACGCTAACAATATGGACCAGTTGGTAAGTTATAATTCTGATCAACTGGTAAAGAATAGGTTCAAGAATTGGAATGCTGCTGAGTTTGACCTGACTTATACAATGCGTTCTGTTGGCGAATATATGCGAGAGCAAAAACAAAGAAAAGAACTACTACTTTTTAATTATGGAATTGAAGGACTGGTTAAACTCGATCAATCAAACGAAACAGAATCTGATTGAAGAAGACCCTTCACTTGAGAAGGAATATCCTCCTTATATTATTAATCGATGTCTCTCTGGACACATTGATTGTATTATGTTTGCGAATGAAATGAATCAATATCATTTTCTTCCAAAGAAGATGCAATATGACTTCTTTATAAATAGTCTGAGGAAAAAGAAGAGATTTTCTCCCTGGCTCCGTCAAGATAAAATCAAAGACCTTGATTATGTTAAACGTTACTATGGTTATAGT